GTGCCCATTCTCGGACCGACGTTCGACAACATCGCACCGTTGCGCCCACTTGTCACCGCGATTGGCGCGCGACCGATGCCCGGCAGTGGCAAGACGTTCATTCGTCCGAAGATCGTGACGCACACTTCGGTGGCGCAACAGTCCACGGAACTTTCCGGACTTTCTTCGACCACCATGCTTGTGGACGACATCGTGGTCACGAAAAACACGTTCGGCGGCACCGTTCTGGTGTCTGAACAGACCGTGGACTTCTCGGACCCGGCCGCGCTCGAAATCATCGTCCGCGATATGGCCAACCAGTACGCGATCCAAACCGGCAACTACGCCTGCACACAGTTCGCCAACAATATCGGTGGCGCACAGCAAGTTGGAACGTGGGACGGAACTTCGCAAGACTTCATCGCCAAGGTGTACGAAGGTGCCGCCGCCATTCTCGCGGCGGGCCGCGTAATGCCGACGCACCTTATCCTGGGCACGCCAGGGTTCGAAGCGGTTGGCGCACTGGTGGACGGCGACAACCGGCCACTGTTTCCAACACTCAACCCGATGAACGCGTCCGGCGTAATGTCGGCCGCCAGCACCGTGGCAAACCCGGTGGGCTTGTCGCTTGTCGTAGACCCTGGCTTGGACTACGCCGGCGACTTCATCGCCCTGGGCACCGCCGGTGGAACATACGCCGGGTTCGAAATCTTCGAAACCATGAAAGGCTTGGTCAGCATCGAAAAGCCCGACGTGCTCGGCCGTCAGATCAGCGTACGCGGATACTTCGCGGCGCAGTTCATCGACGTGACCAAGTTCCGCTGGTTCGACTTCTAACAAGAAAGGCGGCCACGTGGCGGCCTACACCATTACGCACGGACAAGTGACCGGCGGTGTCGCGGTAGTTGCGACACTGACCGGCACCCCGATACAGCCCGGCGTTAGTATCACGATCAGCGGCAACGCAACGTTCAACGGCACGCACGTAGTTACGGCGTGCCCGGAGTTCTTCTTCCTCGGACCCGACGAACAAGGCGACTACACCTACAACACCGCGGTTCTTATTCCGAACCAGATCGCGTTCGAACTTGCAACCGCGGACGTAGCACGCGACACCGCCGCCGGCACCGTCACCTATGCACCCGTGTGCACGTGGATAACGAACGGCGACGCCGAGGACTGGCTAGGGTTCACAGTGGCCGCCCCGTCCGCAGATTACGACCTCCTCTCGCTTGCAGTTGGGGCGGCCAACCAGTTCGGGTGGCGACGCCGCCAAGAAAGCGGCTACACCGACAGCCTTACCACCGTGCCAAGCCTGGACGTGAAACTTGGCACCGTAATGTATGCCGGCTACCTTTACCGCCAACGCGGCTCGATTGACCAATACGCGTCGTTCGACCCGCTCGCAACCGGGGCACCCGTGGGCGGTTCGTTCGGTGACATTCTCCGTCTACTTGGCTGCAACCGGCCCGCGGTGGCGTAATGCCGGCAGCCGACCTATTCAACGAAGGGTTCGACGACCTGGTCACGAAACTAGGAACCATTACCGGGCTACGGGTAACCACAGACAGCGACCCGCGCAACATAAACCCGCCGTGCATTATCGTGGAAGCGCCCGCTTTTCTCATGCCAACCAACGCGGTGGCACAGATGGACTTCACCGTGAAAGTGCTAACGATCGGCCCGGGCGACCGTCGCGCGGTCCGCAACCTACTGGAACTTGCCGACCTTATCCGCGGCGCCAATATCGGGCTGACCGGCGGCCGGCCAACGGTCACCAGTGTGGGCGGCGCAGATTACGCGTCGTACGATCTCACCTTGTCCACTAAGGTGGCGCCATGATCTACCGCGTAGTTCGACCGTTCGGCGCCCGCAAAGTTGGCGAGACAGTGCACGACGATGCGTTCCATAACGTCCGCTACCTACTGGCGGCCGGCATGATCGAACCAGTAGCCGCAGGGCTTGACCCCGAACCCGATGCCACCACAAAGCCGCCGCAAGGTGCTAGAACTAAAAGCAAGAAACCGAAGACCAAGGAGTAAGACATGGCCACCACCACTTATCTGGCGAACCCCGTCGTAACGATCGGCGCAGCGTCACCCGGTACCGATATCACCGACCAGTGCAAGTCCGCGGTCTTGACGCAACTTGTCGAAGCCCTGGAAAGTACGGCGTTCGGTTCGAACGGCCGCCGCTACACCGCCGGCTTGCAGAACCACACCTGCGTCTTGACGTTCCTTATGTCTTACGCCTCGAGCGAAACTTACGCGCTATTGCAACCACTGGTCGGCACGCAGTGTTTCGTATCGGTCACGCCAACCAGCGGCGCCCTGAGCGCCACCAACCCGATGTTCGAACTGGCCGACACCTACTTGGAAAGCTTGGACATCGTGAACGCCAACCTAGGTGAACTTTCGGAAGTGCAAATCACCCTGCAGGGTGGCGCGCTTACGATTGACACCACCCCGTAAGCCACTAGACAACGAAGGGCAGCATTATGCGGCTAACACTTACCGTCAGCACCACCGACCGGCGAACCTATGACGTGCATACGTCGCTGGCCGTAATCGTGGATTGGGAGCGCAAGTATCAGCGACGCGCCGGCGATCTCGCCGCCGGGTTCCATATTGAGGACCTGGCGTACTTGGCGTACGCAAGCGAAAAGCGCGCAGGTGATACCACCGTCGACTTCGATACGTGGCTCACGTACGTGGAAACCATTGAAGTGAAAGATACGCAAGAAAGCCACCCTACGGTCGCGGCGCCTACCGACGGCAATTAGCCGAACTGTTAGTCGCCGCTTCATGGTGGCCCCCTGACATAGACTTCGACACCAGAGACTTGGCAACAGTCCACAAAGTGTTAGAAGAAAGGAACCGCCGGCGATGACCGTATCCGCAAGCCTGGAAGTTGTCGGCCTCAAAGAAGCGCTCAGAGAACTGCAAGACATAGACAAGAAAGCCCGCCGAAAAGTCACCACCGACTATCGGCGTATCACAAAGCCGGTGGTAGATACGGCCCGCAAGCGGATACCGCAGGAAGCGCCCCTATCCGGGTGGAACCGAACGTGGAAACCGTCCACCAACTTTCAGGCGTTGCCGTGGAAAACAGCGATCGCCAAGAGCATGATTAGCACGAAAGTATCCGGTAAGAAGCCGCGAGAGTGGGCCGGCCGCGTCACGAACCTGGCGGTGTTCACCGTTACGTGGAAGGGTGCCATAAATACGATCTACGACCTGGCCGGGCGGCGCGGTAATGGCGACACGGAACGCGGCGCGCGAATGATACGGGCACTCGAAGCACGCCACGGCAAGGCGTCGCGGGTGCTATGGCCGGCCTATGAGATGAACCGCGACGAAGTGGAACGGCAGACTTTCGAACTTGTCGAGGAAGTAATGCGGGCAGTGAACCGCAACTTGGTGAAAGGCTAAACCGTGGCCGTAGTCATACCCATAGTTACGCAGTACGCCGGCAAGGGCGTGGAACGCGCGCTCAAGGAGTTCCAGTCGTTAGGTACCGCCAGCGAGAAGGCCGCGTTCGTGATGAAGAAAGCGTTGGTGCCTGGCGCTATTGCGGCTACGGGTGCAGTTGTCGGCCTGGGCGCAACACTTTACAAAGCCGCGCAGGCAGCCGCCGAAGCACAGCGCGAGGACAAACTATTAGCCGACCAGCTACGGCGCACCACCGGGGCAACCGACGACGCGATCGACGCCACGTTGCAGTTCGTGGACGCCTTGGAGATGGAAACCACGGTCAGCGGCGGCGACCTATCCGAAGCCTTGGCGACACTTACCCGCGCAACCGGCAACGTGACCAGCGCCCAGGAACAGTTGCGGCTCGCTACCGATATCAGCGTCGGCGCCAACCTCGACTTGCAGCAAGTAAGCCTGGCACTGGCCAAGGCATACGCCGGCAATATGGGCGCACTCACGAAACTGGGCGTACCCCTGGACGAAAACATCGTCAAGACGAAAGACTACGAAGCGGCTACCGCTGCACTTTCTAAACAGTTCGGCGGTGCAGCCGCCGGCGCCGCCGACACATTCCAGGGCCAGTTGGCCCGGTTGAAGATCGGGTTCGACAAGATGACCGAAGCACTTGGCGAGATCGTGTTGCCGTATCTGGAACGGTTGGTCACCGCGGTGAATAAGCACGTGATACCAGCGTTGCGGGTGTTCATAGATCAACTACGCGGCGGCGAAGGTGTCACCGGCGCGTTCGAGGTTGCTATCGGCAGTATGGGCGACTTCGCCCCGGCGGCCATACGGGCGATGCGCGCAGCCACCGAAGGTGTGCTGGAGTTCGTAAAGACCATAGCCCTGGCGTACGCCGGTATTCAGACGTTGATTGGTGCCGCGCAAGCCTTGGCGACGCGCGGCAAAGCCGGCCTGCCAGCGTTCGCCGCAGCCCTCGCCGCAGCAGGCGGCGCCGCCCTAACCGACCAACTGAAAGCGAAAACCCTCAACTACTTCGACGACCTGGAAAGCCGGCTGGGTGACCTAGCAGCCAGGGCGAACGCCGCGAAAGCCCAAGTCGGTGGAACCGCCGATCGGTTGGACCGCCTCAGCGCCTCAATTATCGCAGCGAACGCAGCAGCAGCCGGCGACGACGACGCGACCGGGGCAGGCGGCGGCGGTGGCGGCCTCAATAAGATGGCAGAACGCGCCAAGAAACTACAGGAACGCTTGGAAGCCGCAGCCACGGCACTACGCGAAGATATGGCGAACGCCTTACAGATTGCCGAAGCACGTCTCCAGGAAGCCCAGCAGGCGTTCGACCAGTTCGCGGACAGTGTTACCACCACGATTAAGGACGCACTGGACTTCGGTGACGCCTTGGAAGCGTCAGCCGAAGAAGGCGGCGGTTCGTTCTTCGATGAACTAACCAGGCAAGCCGAACGGGCCGACGAGTTCGGAAAACTAACCGAAGAACTACTCCGCCGCGGTATCAGCCAGGACGCCTTGGCGCAAGTGCTTGAAGCCGGCGTGGAAAGCGGCGCAGAGATCGCCAAGCAACTACTGGCCAGCGCCGACGGGGTGCTACGCGCCAACCAACTGGTCGAACGTACACAGGCGATTGCCGAAAAGATTGGCCAGGCAGCGGCCGCCAAGTTCTACTCCGCAGGCGTAGAAAACGGCAAGGCGTACCTGAAAGGTGTAACCGAAGCAATAGCCGAAGCGGAGCGACGTATCGCCGGCGCCAAACGGCCGGCAGACATAAAAGGCGCGTCCGCAGCGTTCAGCGACACCATGAGCCGCCTAGCAGCACCGACCGCACCAGTGCAGAACGTCACCATAAACAGCCAGAGCCTTGACCCGTCGCAAGCCGGTGAAGTGATCGTGGACGCGCTACGCCAATACAACCAGCGGTCCGGCTACATCGGCCTCGATATCTTCGCGGTGTAACCGTGGCAACCCCCGTCGTACAGTCCGGCGATTACCTCATCGAACTGGATACCGGGTTCCAGGTGGACGCCTTTACCTTGGACGACGCCTTGCGCGGCCTACTCAACAGCCCCGACTACGTGCTCGACGGTACGACACAGTTCGCGGATATCACCCCGTATTGCCGCCGGGTGAACTATCGGCGCGGCCGCCGCAAAGACACCGACCAGTTCGGCCCGGGCACTATGTCGGTGATATTGGACGACAACTTGGCCGGCGGTATTCTTTCGCCGTACGACACCAGCAGCCCGTACTATGACCCGGCGAACGATCAGCCGGGGTTGGCGCCGTTGCGTGCCATTCGACTAAGCCGCGAAGGCGAGTACCTATTCGTTGGCGTAGTAGTGAACTACGACTA